CTGTAAATTCAGTAGCATCGCAAGTAAAGCCAAATAGACTACTTCTTGATTTTGCTGAAGCGCCAATCAATGTTGGTAAAATTATTTATTTTCAAAAGGGAAACCTGCAAATTCCAATGTTTGATCTTGGCCCAGTTCCGGGTCCACCTGGAACAATTTATAGGCTTGTTTCATACGACTATCGTATCTATCCAAGCCCAGTAGGTCTGACTTCCGGATCTTGGGGTAGCTATACAAATGATAATTCTATAAATTCAAGTGTTCCAAACTACTCAATTGATAGTAAAATATCTCGTGCAGTATACTCGACAAACATGATTGAGTACACAAAGAAACTTCGCTATGAGGTTAATGTTCGTGGACTTCGTTCACGTTATCTTGATGATTTTCAAGACATTGCAACTGCACCTGCGTTGTTCCTTGGTGATGACTGCGCTTTTGATGGTGATGGAGCAGCATACAAAGTCGTACTTTTGGAAGATTCTTTCGATGCCTTCAACAACAAGTTCACAAAAGATTTAAGTTTTAAACTAGCTAACGTATGAGTTTTGTTGTAAAGATTGACGGAGTGCAGATTGATCTATTCCCGGATTACGATATTTCATATTCACTAGACCTTTACGATGCAGAAGACCCATCAAAGGTTCGTATCCCATTTTCCTTTACAAACAAATTCCCATACACTACATTAAACAAGGATCGATTTAATTACGATTACTCCTTGAGCCGCAAGAACTTACAAACATCGGCCTTGGGGTATGAGATACTTTACAACGGAACGAGGATTTCTTATGGCAATGCTTTCATTGATTCTGTTTATGTGAACAGCGATGAGCCATACTTCGATGTGAGGTTTGAAGATGCGGTTTCTAACTTTGGTAAGAACTTGCAGGAACTCAATATGTTAGACCTTTATGGTGACGCTTTTGGCACTACATCAAATGTTCTAAATACTTTCCTTTCGTCTCGGCAGAACTACGGAAGCCGCACTCTTGAAATACCTTTTATCGACTACGACAATATCCAGAGTGTAAGTGGGTTTGAGTCTCGTCAGTTTACCTCTTGGGGCATTGAGGACAATAAGTATTGCCTTCAGCCAGCCATCCAAGTAAAGAACTTCTTTGAGCGTATTTTCACAAATCTTGGTTTTACTTTCTCAAGTAAGTTTATCAATGGGCTGTCGGGTGCTACTTACAAGGCAAACGACTTGTATTTTTTGTATCCTACCTACTTGTCAGAAAACAACCAAGACAAGCGACTGGTAAGACTTGAGCCGTTCCCCTACAATGTTACTGACAACGAAGACCAAACAACCGAAGACGATCCTTCACTTTATGGATTCAGTCCAGTTTCAATTGAAAATTACAAAATTGGACTCTCCGAACTTTACGGAACATTTGGGCCGACAAATTACTACCAAGCCACAGGCCCATTCGATACGTTCCAAAACACAGATCACGAATACGGAAACGAGTTAGCGACAGCAACTGATGTTATTGCGGAGGGCGATGTAAGGATTGGCTACGCTGCTTTTGGCTCTGGTTTTGATGGTTATGTCTCATTTAATACTGGATCTAGTATTACTGTTTCTGGACTGAAAACAGCAATAGTTTCCACGTCTTATGAAAACACAACAGCCGATATTGACGCTCCGGCAATCTTGAACATAACATCTGTAAATACCGCAAAGTTTACGCCATATATAGCAATATATGACTCCTTCTTTGTTGGTGATTCACCGGTATATAAGATTCCTATGCGTGACACAAGCGGAAACGTTTTGAAATTAACTCCAACCATAACAACAGCAAATAGTTTTGATGTTCCAAGGATGACAAGAAACGTTCCGGGATATGGAGAAGTGCAGGGCAATATACTTCTTCCACTTGCGGTATTGCCATCAAATACTCTTTCTTTTGCAAACTTTACAGCAACCATAGATACAAACGAAATATATAGATTTCGTGGTGGTACAAGATATTCTGTTGGTATTCTAGTTGAGATGACAGAGGGGTCGTTGAACTGCAACTACTACAGATACTACGATTTCATTTCAACCCCTTTTAGTTACTTCCGTGCGCTTGATCCATTACAAGTCTTTATTACTCAAGATAAAATAGCTAAACAGCGTGTATATGGGTATAGTTATGGCGCACTAAAGATTAAGATAAACAGCAAAGGATACTTGGCTGCCACCTGCCCATCAGATACGTTTAAGATTCAAGACTCATTTGAAAACGCAGAATCCATAAAGCCGTATGAAATCTTTATGGACATTATGAAGCGATTCAATCTGTCCTTGTTCTATGACTACGACACCGGAAACTTTATCATTGACAGGACGGAAGATTTAAGGACTTCGCCATATTCTATAGACGCATCAATAGATGATCTTCTTGAGTTTCAAATTACAGCACCAAATCTTCGATATAAGCGTATTACGCTAAAGAATAAAGAGGAAGGTGGGTACTACGACATAACGAAGGAGAATGGGCTTCCTATTGGCTCTGTGTCCACGGACTTTGATGATGTCGGAAAAGAAGAACTAGAAGTAAACTTTATCAGTTCTTTGATTAACCCAATTGCAAAGACAATATGTGGTAACCCTATCTATATGGATCCCGAAGAGTTGTCAAACAACTTAATTCCTGTTCAAGAAACTGGATTTATCAAGAATGAGATTCCGGACTTTGATAAGGTTGGACTTCGGTTTTTTTATCTTACAACACACGTCAATAAAACAGTTATCAGATACCCAACGTTTAGGAAGTACAACAAGTATGGTCAAGACATTGAGCAAATTGTTTACAAAGAACTTGGTAACTATTTCCTTGGCGGATACCCCGTTTTGACACATCCAACACTCGGTCAAGACCTTCGCTTTGGAGACAGATATGGCAACTTGTTTGATGCATACACAAAGTATATTTCATCCGAGAAGTTTAAGTCGGCAACCGGAACCGGTATGAGTTTCTATGCTGCACTTCCACTTGCCTTCATTGAGGATATGTACTATGCCTATCGTGAGTTTAAGTTTTCGGACACAAATGAGGAGTTTGTAATCACAAACATCTCTGATGGAAAGATTTACGACAACTACATCTACGCAAAGCTGGACATCAAGTTTTTGTAAATTAAGATATGGCTAAAACCTATAATGACTACCCGGCTTCTGCTACGGCAAACGCTAAAAAAGCATTGGAGTGGAAGAAGAAATACGGAGACGAAGTTAAGGGAATGACTGCTGTTGGTTGGGCTAGAGCAAATCAGCTCTCTAACAGAGAGTCTTTGTCATACTCAACTATTGCTCGGATGGCTGCTTTCAATCGTCACAGAAAAAACGCAGAGGTGGCTCCTGAGTATAAGTCTACCCCTTGGAAAGATCGTGGGTATGTTGCTTGGTTAGGGTGGGGCGGAACTTCTGGTGTTAACTGGGCTATCCGCAAGGCCGAGTCTATCCGTAACGGAAATATGGAAGAGCATTATCCAAATGACAACGATCAAGAAATGGTCGAGGGAATTGCTGAAATCATTTCAATGGTTAAGGACGAAGAGAATAGACGAGAAATTGCAGAGTATCAAATTCAAGAATTGAAGTCAGACGGAGTTGTGTTTGACGAAGCTGACTTTCTTAAAAAATCAGGACTATGATTCCAGTATATGAGGTTGATATTGATATGGAAGGATGGGAGTCCGGAATGACTGCCATTTCACTTGTTTCTCGCCCAGCCATTCAGCGTTCTTTTGTTGCACTTTCTGAGCAGGAAGAGAAGCCTACTACATTTAAGTTCGCAGATATGGACAAGAAGCAGTTGGTTGGGCCAATCATGGTTCCGGAGCAACTGATCTACCGCAAGAGCGAGCGTATGGGTGAATACTACATTAAGTTCACCGCAGAAAGCATTGAGAAGATTATGGCTAAGTGGTCCAGAGACGGATTCCGTGCTTTTAATCTTGAGCATTCTATTGGCCTTGGTCAAGACTCCGTTTACATCCTTGAGTATTGGATTAAAGAGGATGACAACGACAAGAGCAAGAAGTACGGCTTTGACGAGCCGATTGGTACAGCCTTCGTTAAACTACAAGTCGTTTCTGACTTGGTGTGGGAGGATGTTAAGCAGAACCAGTTGACTGGTTTTTCAATTGAAATAGATAGTAATTTGATTAAAACAAAAGAAGAGATGACTGAGAATCTAAAGTTCGCTGTCGAGATGGGTGAGCGTTTCGCCAAACTCGAAGGGGAAATCTCTGGACTGAAGACTACCATTGAATTTTTGATGAGTGCGTTGGAGGAGAAAGAGATTGCAGAAGAGTCAGCCACTCAAGAATTGTCTGAAGAGACAGTTGAAGAGACGGTTGAAGAAAGCGTAGAGTTGTCCGAAGAGACAACCGAAGAGGTAGTAGAAGAGCCTACTGCCGAAGAGGTGATTGAGGAGGAAGTAAAATTAGAAGAACAGGAGACTTTGGTTGAAGAGGCTGAATTGAAGCTCTCCGAAGAACAAGAATCGCAAACATCTGAAGAAGTAGTTGAGGCTAAGACGATTGAATTTAAGGCTATCACGCCCGAAAAAATCAACTTCATCAACAACTTCCTAGGTAAGCCTCGGTACTAATTTGTAAATTAAAGTAAAACAAGAACAAACTAAATCTTTTATAAGATGCCTGTAACTATTGCTAATCTACCTTGGGGTAATCGTACCCCAGACCTGTTCATCGATGCGATGGTAAAAAGCGCCAAAGTATTGGAGCGCTTCCGTCTCGTTGACAATGTTAAATCTAAGGCCAACGTGCCTATCTTCAGCGCAGCTCTGACCTTCGGTTCTGACTTGTGTGTATTCGACCCTCAGTCGACTGCCGCAATCAACGAGAAGGAAATGACTGTTGATACCTACAAGTGGGCTTTCTTGAACTGCAAGAACGCATTGGAGTCTTCCTACCGTTCTGTATTGTTGAAGCAAGGTCAGCACAACGAAGAGACTATGGATGCTCAATTTAAAGATTGGGTTTTCGATTACTTCGCTAAGTTGTCTGCTCAAAAGGCTTTGGAAGTTGCTGCTACCAAGTTGACTACCGAAATGTCTGGCGATGGTACTGTAATTGACTTCGATACCAATGCCGCCATCACTTCCAACAACATCTTGTCCTTCATGGAGGGTTCTTACAAGTTGATGAGCGCTACGATGTTGGCTGCTGTATACGGAGACGCTGATCGTGCCTACAAGCCCGCTTTCTTCTTGTCTACCAACGCTATGCAGTCTTACCAAATCGCTATCGCTGCTTTGTACACTACGGCTCCTATCGGTATCGCTGAAGGAAACATTCCTCCTTACTACGGAATGGAAGTTATCCACTTCCCATCTTTGGCTGCTGGTGAGTTCTTCATCTCTGCTCCTGACAACATCGTTATGTTGACTGATGAGTACAACGATGTTCGTGCTATCGATATGAAGTATGAGTCTGAGTTGTCTAGTGACAAAATCTGGGGTCAGTTCAAGTTGGGCTTCTCTTACCTGAAAGGTACTGAGATCGTTTTCGCCAAGAACCACGCATAAATAATAACTGGGGAGGGTAACACCTCCCCTTTTTAAAACCTATATAAAATGGCCTGTGAGGTAACTCTTTCTGGAATCACTTTCGACCCCTGCTCTATTGCAACTGGTGGTCTGAAAGCTCTATACATCTACAATCGCTCTGCCGTTGATACGGAAGTGACTGTAAGCGCTGTTGCTGGTACTTATACCTGCGCAACTAACTTGGTGGCTACTGGCGTTGCTTTGGACTTCAACACGAAGGACGGCTTCTCCAACTTTACTGACGTTAAAACTATCAACGCAAATGGTTCTTTCGAGGTTGTTCCTACCATCCAGGTAGAATTTTCCACGATGGACATTGTTACTCGTACTGCCTTGGAGAAAATCGCTACTCCAGGTGCTGAATTGGTAGCTTTTGTTGAGACTGCCGCCGGAACCCGCCACATGGTAGGTTGGGACTTCGGTTTGTATGCTTCTTCTGTTGATGGTGCTTCTGGTGCTGCTCGTGGTGACAAGAATCGCTTTCAGTTGACGCTGACTGGTTCTGAGAACTACTTGGCTTACCAACCCGCTGCTAACATCGACTGGACGAACATCATCCCATAATAGTCCGAGTTAGTAATAAACAAGGGGAGGGGTTATCCCCTCCCTTTTTATTTTGCAATAAATGAAAACAGCAAAAGCAGGTCTTGTTAATTATCTTTCGTTTATTAGAACGATAGATATTACTATTAACGACTTTGATTTAGTATTAAAGTCCACTGTTGGAAATAAAATTTATAATTTCAACAATCTTCAAGACCTGTATAACCTTGTTGGTTGCAGAGACTTTTTTGTTTTGACATTGAACTTAATCACAACACAAGTCATTGGCGGTGAATACACACTAGAATTATACAACAATAATATCTTCCGTGGTTCGTACCTTATCAACGTAATTGGATATGAGTATGACGAAACAGGAAATGGAGCGTATAAGAGTGTAGTATCAGTTAATGATTTGTAAATTATTAGTATATGGCATCACTAATTCAACAGGCTGTAGAGTACGTTAAAGAGAGCTTCTCTGCTTCTACATCCATCAGCGGTCCTGCTACTGCCGACAGAATTTCCACCAACCCACTAGAGAAATCTGTAGAAAATCTTAATGGTCGCTACAGCCTTGGGCAAACCGAGGTGGGTGAGTACATTAAGTTCGGTATTAATGACGACTTCCCGACTATCCTTGATCGGATGTTGCGTCAATCCCCTGTACACTCAGGCATCATCACCAAGAAAGCAAAGATGGTTTCCGGGAAGGGAATCACTTACGACTTTGAAAACGTAAAAACTCCAGCAAAACAAGCAGAAATTAAGGCTTTTTTAGCCAATTGTGCTGGAAAATCACAAGGATTCTACGATCAAATTGTTCACTCTGCCTTTGAAAACGAGCATAAAGGTGCAATTGCAATCTACGTCAAGTGGAACGCAGAACACAACAAGCCTATTGAGCTTCGCTCTTTGGACATTAAGGGTGTACGTGCCGCTAAGCCAAAGGATGGAAAGGTCACACACTACATTGTTCGGAGGAAGTTTGGGCCAAACGCTTTGTCGATGCAAGACAATGAGCCACGTTTGATTCCTGCCTTTGATAAGTTCTCTAAAAACAGAGAGGAAATTCTCTACGTTAAGAACCCATACTCTGGTAACGAGTTCTACGGAGTTCCAAACTACATCTCTGCGTATCACTTTATTGCTGCGGACTTTGAGTTTGGTAAACACATCCAACACTCCGCCAAGAATGGTTTCAGCCCAAAGGTACTAGCCACCTTCATTGGTCGCAATATGACCAACGAGCAGAAGCGTGAGGAGTTCAACAAGTTCAAGGCTTCATTTACTGGCGCTGAAGGAGAAACAGTAATTGCATCTTGGGTTAAAAACAAAGACGAGGCTCCTCAGTTCACCCCGCTTGATGTAAGCAATCTTGACAAGACTGTTGATGTGTTGTCACGTTTAAACGATGCAAAGATCCTTACAGCGCATAATATCACGTCTCCGACATTGTTTGGTGTGATGGTGGCTGGTAGATTGGGTGGCACTGGAAATGAATTGGTAGGTGCATATCAAATCTTCCGGGCTACCGAGACCTTGCCAAACCGTGAGTTAGTATTGGCTGCTTACAATAGAATCCTTTCTGTTGCTGGATACGACAAGATTAATATCCAAATTGAAG